CTTCTGACCTCATGCATTTATTATACACTATGCCTACTCTAGAGTCAACCTCTTTTTTAATTTTTTTTCATAATAGAGCCATTTTTTTGCAAAATCACATGATTTTGTTTCTTCTACCCATGGCCCGCCTAGTGTATAATGATAATTTTTTATATTTTTGATAGGATTATATTCACCTACAAGGAAGTTATAATGTATAGGCATTTTGCCTATAAAGGGAGTTTCAGTCCATTTGAAGTGCAATAAATCACTTGCTGGAGCATTGTTAATATATTGTAAAGTTAGTTTTCTACAATCAGGATGTCCGTTATTAAACAACATAAAACTGGACCAGTTTTTACGTGGAAAGTCTGCATTTTTTTGATCATTACCTGAAGCAATATACTTTGTTTGATTGGGTTCGTAATTATGTTGTACTACACTAACCGCTTGCATATCATTTATATAGCGGAGTGTCTCCATTAAATTACATTCTACAATAAAATCATCATCCATGAATATACTGTATCCTTTAAATTTACAAAAAGCAGGACAAATAAATCTAACAATAGTGTGATCTGTGTGTTGATCTGTTGGGCGTTTTCTAGTCCATCCGTTTATATGTTGTGGGTGCATTGGAAATATACTAGCATCAGGATTATGTGTTAAAATGCTTTCTTTACACACATCTGACACATGAGGACGTTCATGTGTAACACCAACAAAGATATTCAATTTCGGCAGTTTTTTCATTGGTAAATATATAAAATTAAGGGTACTTCGTATGGCAAAAATTCTATTTAAAGGTTATTCATCTGTTGGTAAAAAGATTGGAAGTACACAACTTTTTGATTTAAATTTAGCAAAACAAGATTTAATGAATCACTTTTATACAAGACGTGGCGAGCGTCTAATGGAGCCTACATTTGGTAGTATTATTCCTACATTGCTATTTAACCCGATTAGTAATGAAACGGAAGATGTTATTGTACAAGATGCACAAGAAATTGTAGATTCAGATCCACGTTTTAAATTAGTCACGGCAAATAGTAGTGTTAATGCAGACGGAAATGCAATAACATTAAATTTATTGTTAGATTATGTACCTGACAACAAACAAGTAACTATGGAGTTACAATTTGATGCAAGAGCTGAAGAGGCAATATAATGGCAACAACATTACGACAGAAAAAACTTTTAGCCGCTGAAGATTTTACGGCTTTGTATGAATCATTTGCAAGTGCAAATTTTAAAGCATACGATTACGATAGTATCAGAGAAGCATTAATTAACTATGTACGAGATAATTACGCCGAAGATTATAATGATTGGATTGAAAGTAGTGAATTTGTTGCTTTAGTAGATTTATTCAGTTTTATCGGACATAGTATTGCATTTAGATTAGATTTAACAACTAGAGAAAATATTCTCGATACTGCAACTAAATCTTCAAGTGTTTTAAATCTTGCAAGGTTTGTTGGATATAATCCAAGTAGATGTAATCCCGCAACAGGCTTATTAAAATTAAAAGCATTACGTACAACAGAAACCATATACGATTTTAATGGGACTGATATAGGTAATACTGATATAATTTGGGGTGATGCTAGTAATACAGATTACTACGAACAATTTATTACAGTATTAAACAGAGCATTTCAAACTATTAATCAGTTTGGAAATCCTTACAAAAAAGGCAAAGTTGATAGTATATCAACAGAAGTATATAAGTTAAATTCTAATACTGATAAAGCCGATGTTACATATCCATTTACTGCTACGGCTAATGGTGCTTCACATTCTTTTGAAGTTGTTAACGGAACATTTAAAGATACTGAATATTTTTACGAAGAAGATCCAGATCCAAATGCCGCAATGAGCATGTATTATAGAAATGATGGTACAGGATTCTTAAGTAAAGATACTGGGTTTTTTGCTATGTTTAAGCAAGGATCAATTAACTACACAGATTTTACTTTAAACGAAGCAGTAGAAAACAGAGTAATAGATATTGATACAGAAAATATTAATAATAGTGATGTATGGGTACAAACTATCAGTGCTGATGGAACTGTAACAACTGCAAACAAATGGACTAAAGTAGATAATACTGAAGGTAATAACGTAATATATAATTCACTAAACAAAAACATACGTAAGGTTTTTTCTGTAGTTTCTAGATTAAACGATCAAATTAGTGTTAAATTTGCTGATGGTAATTATGGAGAAATTCCACGTAACTTAATAAGAGTTTGGTATAGAATTAGTAATGGTGAAACATATGTTTTACGAGGTGCTGATGTACAAGATGTATCAATTACGTTTCCTTATATTGGCGTAGACGGATTACCATATGACTTAACGTGTACATTTGATTTAGAGTATACTGTTAGAACTGCTACCGCAACTGAAAGTGTAGATAACATTAAACAAAATGCACCATTAGTTTATGCAAGTCAAAATAGAATGGTGTCAGCACAGGATTATACAGTATTTCCATATACTCAAAGTAGTGCTATTAAAAAAGTAAAATCAGTTAATAGAACCAACATTGGACATAATAGATTTTTAACATTTAATGATCCAACTGGTGTTTACACTAATCTTAACATATTTGGTTCTGATGGATACATTTACAAAGAGTCATTATTAAAACGAAAAATTATTACATTACCTAGCACATACACAAATCAAGAAATAGCAGATGACTTAATGACTAATATGTTATTTGATGCAGATGTTATGAATTTTTATTATGAAAATTATCCTAAAATTGTAGGAACACCGTATTTGGCATCTAGTAATTCAGCAGTAAAAGTTTTTAAACAAGTATCAAGTACTTCAACAACATCAACAGGATATTTTAAAGTTGGTGGTGCTTTAACAACTGCGGCGGCTGTTGGAAATGATTATACAACAGACTCAATTTTAAAAGTTATTAAGAAAGATGCATTAATAGGATTTGCAGAACCAGCAAAAGGCGATACAGAAACATCTACATGGTCTTCTAGTGATACTCATACAATAACTTGGGCAAAAGTATTAAGTGTAACAGGATCGGGTTTAGGCACAGTTGATTCCGCAGGAAATTATACCGGTAAAGATACTGCTGGTGTTGGAACAATATCATTTAGTCAACGTATACCAGATAATGCTAGAATTTTATATGCAGTACCACATTTTAGAAGGAAATTTAAATCATCAGAACGAGATTTAATTGTTGAACAATTATCTTTAAAAAATAGTTTTGGTATAGGATACGACGAAGGATTAGATTTATGGTGGATCGTAGACGAAGATAATATTAGTGAACCATCAACTACATTTGCAAGAAATGTTACTCAAGATAATACAAATACTAATCCAAGTTGGATTATACGTGCCGAAGTTAAAAATAACAAAATAGAATTCTTAATCAGACATTCTAGATATATTTTTAGTAGCGATAAAGAAGTACGTTTTTATAATCCAAATATTAAACGCTCGATTGATGTAGATACAAATAAGCCAATTGTTGATGAAATTAGTGTATTAGGTACTAATACACAACCAGGTTCAACAACGTTATTAGGAAATGATATTAAGTTTAATCCTGTCGGAACTGTAACATATAATGATGGTTATAGTGATCCAACTAAATTAATTATATCTCCAGCAGATAAAAATTTAGATTTAGTACCAGATTTTCCAGATTCGTTTGAACAAATTGTTGGTGCTGATACAAATACTATATATTTTAATAAAGTAACTGAAGGTGGATACGAATATGAACGTTATACATCTAATTCTACAACTACAACAAAAACAGGACGGGCATCATTAAAATTTCAATGGAAGCATTATGCAACTGATGAAAGAAAAATAGATCCTTCAGCAAGTAACATTATTGATATGTTTGTATTAACAGAAAACTATGATAATGAGTTTAGAGAGTGGTTATCAGCAAGTGGATCAGTAAGTACTAAACCTGCTGAGCCAACACAAACAGATCTTAATACTTTATTAAGCGGTATTAAAGACTATAAAATGAGTTCAGATGAAATTGTTTTTAAACCAGTAAAGTATAAAATATTATTTGGACAGAAAGCAGACTTAGAAATGCAGGCTAGATTTAAGGTAGTTAAAGCACCAGGTGTAAGTTTAACAGATAACGAAATAAAAAGTAAAGTAATTATTGCAATAGATGCATATTTTAATGTTGATAATTGGGATTTTGGCGAAACGTTTTATTTTACAGAATTATCAGCATACATACATCAAGCATTAGCAGGTATTGTAAGTTCTGTTGTTATTGTTCCTGTAAGTCAAGCAAGTGTATTTGGTGATTTATTTCAAATTACACCAAACTTAGATGAAGTGTTTATAAGTTCAGCACAAATAACTGATGTTGAAATTGTTGCCGCTTTAACAGACACTAATTTAAGAACAACTGCAACAACTGCAACAGAATCAAGTACAGAAGAAATTGTTACCACATCATTTTTAGGTGGTAGTACATCAACAGGGTCGTATTAATGGCAAAAGTACCACATGTTCCTAAGACAATAAAGGATACTACTAAGCCGGGAACTAATAAAGCAGTTGAACGTAAAGAATTCTCCAACCTATTACCTTCATATCTTCGAACAGATACTAACAAAAAAGTCTTATCAACTATACTAGACTTTTTAATGAGCAATGGTAATACAAGACAATATAGCCAATACCACGGAAGAGCAAAAGGTGGATATCATAAGGCTACACAAGATCAAATAGCAAGTTTACTTGATATTTGGCAAAAGAATTATAGTTTTAGTCCTGGTTGGTTTAGTCAAGATCCCGGATCAAAAGAAGTACTGTTAAGCATGACACAAGATGATGCATATACAGAACTTAAACGACACGGAGTAAATGATAAAGATTGGAATAATGTTTATGAGCATTCTGCATTTTCATGGAGCCCTCCTATTAACCATGATAAGTTTATTAACTACGAACAATATTATTGGATTAATTGGGCGTTAGTTCTTGATATACCAACACTTCAAGGTGGCGGTACTGTTACTGGCAAACGAACTGCAACTGTTACAACTCGCGAAGGTGTATCTGTTACACTAGAAACTGGAATGGGACTTAAAAATCTTGGTAACTTCCATTTTAAAGTATCCGGTGTTGGCGATAGCATAAGACTTGACGAAAGACAAGAAGCTGATTTAATAACATTATTAGGTGATACTGAAGAACAACATGATAAAGAATACATTACTATTGCACTTGGTGCAACTAACGGAAACCCTTGGAGCAGAAGTAATTACTGGATGCACGAAGATACTATTAAAGCAATTGAAACTGGGTGTGCTTGGAGTACTACGGTAACTTATGAGGCAGGGGATATTGTTAGTAGAGACGGACATTTTCATATAGCAAAAGGTGCAAGTACTAATCAAGATCCATTAACAGATTCTGCATTAGCATACTGGGGGCCTGGCATTAAAGTATTAGATCCGGGTACTCAAGCCAAACGACCTATTATAGAATTTAATAGTGATTTAGAACTATATAATCATGGTACTATTCACCGCAGAGAAATGAGACATATTATTTCTGCGAATCCATCTACTGATATTATAGGTAAAACAAGTTATACATATAAATCTGGAGCAGATGATGTATCTTTTGTTAATGGACAGAAAGTACTGTTTATAAATTCTTCGGCAGAATATAATAATAAATCATATACAATCGGAGGAGTAGGCTCTGCAATTACTTTAACAGCCGAAACAACATTTATAACCGGACAAGCAGTATTCACTCTCCAAGATACAGGAAGTTCTGTAACTAAAATTAAAGCAGGTTCTCGTTACCATTATGATGGTTCAACCTGGGCTAGTTCTCAACAAAAAACTACAAGAGGACAAGCACCGTTATTTACTTTATATGATAAGGATAATATTGCTTTAGATAATACTACAACATATCCTGACAGTAACTTTGCAGGTAGTAAAGTTTTTACATATGCAACAGATACAACTGGTTCAACTGATACAGAATTAAATTTTAATCCTGTTATTGAAACAATAGGATTGCAAGTAACAGATTTATATGCAAGTAATAAAGATTATATTTTTGATTGGGATCAATCTAAAAAAGGATACCAATATAAATCAGATAATGTAGTAACTAATATAACAGGAACATATTATACTAAAACAGAATCTCAATATCATAGTGGATGGCATGAAAGTAATTACGAAGTTTATACACCTGTTTTACAAGATATTGAAGTAGGTTCTACAACTGACGATACACGATTTAGTGGAGTAACATCAGGCACAGTAGGACTAAACGGAAAATATGAAATAGATACTGGAACTAGTACACCATATTATTCAAGAGAATTTTATGTACATTTTGAAGGCAATAAGTTTTCTTGGTATGTTAAAAAGAATGGATGGTATCATCAAATTCCAACAGAGCCAAACGAAACTAATCCTAGATTATATTTTCCATCTAGTAAAGATGTAACAATCAACTACTTTAGCGAAACAGAAAAATTTAAAATTACTGATCCAGATGGCACGGTACCTGGCTCTGGAATTACTAATAACAATTCTAGTGCAGGAACAATAACTGTTAATATTGATAAAGCAACCCATCCGGTATTATATTATAAAGCAAATCCAACAAACACTATTTTAGGTGAAATACACTTTTTTGATGAAAAACAAGAACACGGAAGACCGTTAGTATATAGAAATGGAATTATACAAAAAGAAGGAACACAAGCAGAAGCAGAGGCTAAAACTGCCGATTGGTATATGAGTAGTTCAAAAATCACATTTCCGTTTTTTACAACTGAAGGCAGCCAGGGTAGAACTATAACATTTGATTCAACATCGGGTGATTATATTATACCAAGTGAAACTAGCAACGAATTATTAGAAGTTACTACAATACAAGAACACGATGTTATTAACGTTGAGTACTACATAGATGATCCTCGAGCAACTGATGTGTGGGATGACTGTGGGCCTTTAAAAAATAATCCTAATTGGGATAATCCACAAAGTTTAAGTTATGGTAAATTATTTAAACATTTTACTACATGCTTAAGAAAGCAACCATTACTTGAAGGTGCGTTTTCAGGTAAGAATAATTTTAGAAACATTAAAACATTTAACACAATACCTGGAACAATATTACAATATAAAAATCCAGGATTATTATCTGGATTATTATTAGATAACCCGTTTGCATCAATTATGCAAAGTGTTTTTTGGTATGCACAACAATACGAAGTGTTTAAATTTAAACTACTAAACACGTTTGATAATCAAATGTTAGGCAAGGACTATACAAACTTACCTTGTAGAACATTACTTGATGATGCATTAATTACATTAACTAAAGGAAAAACAAAAGGGTTTCCTTTTAGTTTAACAAGCCACATTGCATATAAAGGTTATACTGAGGAATCATATGTAGGTGACGGTACACAAACAGCATTTGCATTACCAACCGGATGCACATATGGTACAACGCCAACAAGTCAAAACATTGAAGTATATGTTGATAACATACTACAATTATACGGAACTCAAGCAGGTTATAATTATACTATTAGTTCTAATACAATTAACTTTAGATCCGATTCGATACCTGCAAATGGAAAAGTAGTTTTAATTAGATATGCAGATGCAGTTGATGATAATTTTATACCTCAAACACCAGCAAGTTTAGGCATTAATAGATTATTCAAACCATGTGTACGTGATTTTACAAGTACAAATAAATCCGTTGTTACTCATGCTCTTAAAATGCAAATACTTAACAATGGGCCACGTGCAATTAAAGTATACGATAATTTTAATTATTTTATACAAGGACATGATGGTAGTTTATATCCTATTAGTGATAAAAATAATTTGTCAAAACCTGAATCAGCATTATTAGATTTTGAACGAAGAATTTATAACCAAGTACAAAAATTTAATGCATTTGATACAAACGGAATATACCATCTTTCTATTACTAAAGATTTACGTTGGACTGCTCCTAAATTACTTAGAAAAGAAGCAGGTGCTATTTGGCAAAAACTATTTAATGTAGATCCATATGAATTTACTTTTGATACAACTAATAAATTTAGAGTAAATTATAATAGCCTTGGTACTACCGGATATGCATTAGGACTTATTAAAGAAAAATTTGGAACACCTCGTCCAGACATTGAACCTTGGAGAATACTTGGATATCAAAAATATCCCGAATGGTGGGAGGATTATTACTTGTGGAAAGATACTGCTAATGGCGGTGATGATACAAAACGTGCAAATCTTATAAAGGCTATTAAAGCAGGACATTATAATAGCCCTGGTGATTCAACTGAAAACTTTGATTCACGTTATGCAATTAATTCCACAATAGTAGATAATATTGTTTCTGTTACAGGCGAACTACAAGATCCTGTAACAGCCGGTATTTGTTCAACTGCAAACTTTAATTCATTATCTGAAGGACAAAAAACAAAAGATTTTGTATGGGATGATTATGGACCTTTGCAAAATGCATACGACAATAGTAGTTTTTCTCGCTTTATAGAAGTACTAGAATTTTTTGTTGCATTTACTAATGAATATGGATTTAGATATTTTGACTCACAAAAATTTGATATGTCGGGTACCAACATCCAAGATAAAGACGGCGGTAGAACTACATTTACAAAGTATATAACAAATGGCGAGGTAACGTCAACCGGAACAATAACAAAACAAATTGGCATACAAAATTTACTGTTTGAATTTATGTTATCACAAGGTAAAGATAACACATTATTTGGAAGAACATTACGTAATCTAAAACCACGTATTTTATGTAAAACAAACAATTTTGTTATTAATAATAGAACTGCTATAAAATTGCCTATAAGTTTTAACTTACAATCAGGTAATACATTACCAGAAGAAAATCAATATATCTTTCTATACGAAAGCCCTGCAACAGAACGATTTGCATATAGTCAAATAAAAGTAACAAAAGTTGCAACTGGTTTTAAGTTAAGCACATATGACGTTATAGGTAGAGAAATAAAATATCATGCATCTGATAATAAAGTAATAACAACTGATCTTATTAGCACTAGCAAAATACAAAGAAAAAATTATACTACTACGGAAACTAATTTAGATACACAATCAGTTCTTAAAAATAATCAAGAAGTAGTCGATGTACTAAGAGGAATATACAATTGGTATGAAGCCAAAGGTATAGCAATGGATAAGTCATCTGATGACGTTATAAAACAATATGTTGTATGGGGAGAAGTATCTCAAACAATAGGTAATAGTATCACAGTAGAGTTTTCAACAAGTAAAATTACAATTACTAAAGAATCTGGTACAGTATTATTAAATCGCGAACTAGGTTATCAAAATGTTAATGGTTTTAAAACAACAGGCGGTATTGTTAAAGATACTGATGTAGAAGTATTTCGTACAGGTAATGAATTTGAAATAACACATGGTGCTTCTACTGGCTGTTTATATTTTAAAGTATGCACATACGAACACGTAATAGCCATATCGGATACTACACAATTCAACGATATTGTGTACGACCCGTTATTAGGCATTAAACAACCACGAGTTAAGATATCAACAATAGGTTTATTAGATTGGACAGGCAGACTTACTGAACCAGGATACATGATTAAAAGTAATACTATTGAGCCTAACGTTGAAACAAGTGTTAAACAAATTGGTACTGATTATTTTGCAGTTGAACAAGGCATTGCTAATGAAGAATTATCTAAAGCATTGCGTTACAACATTGGTTATTCAGAAAAAGAATTTTTACGTAATATAAACACAGATAATGATGTAAGTTTTGAATTTTATAGAGGGTATATCCAAAATAAAGGTACCAACGAAAACTTTAATCGTTTACAAAGAAACAAAAATACATTATACAATGATAGTAATAGTGTAACATCTATTAACGAAGAATGGATGATTAAAGAAGATGATTTTGGTGCTACACGTGAAAATGAAACATTAGAATTTGTTGTACAACCTAGAGATTTTAATCAGGAACGACAATTAATAGAATTTTCTAAGTATCGAGATCCTTCAAACAAAGATCTTAAAGCAGATACTAAAATTGAAATACTTGCTAATGATGCAAGATGGGTATGGAAGCCTACAGATTTAAGTACAGGTGCTAATAATTGGTGGGATGATGGTGTATCTGAAATTTATAGAATTACTGTTTTTAAAATAGGTATTAAAAATATGTATCAAGTTGATGGAAAAGTTCGTCCAAAACTTGTTTTAAATAGAGGTAAAAAATATAGATTTGATAATTCTGATTCTTCTTGTGACGACGATGCGTTATTATTATCAACTACACCAAATGGTACACATAATAGTGGAACCGTTTATGGTACCACGGTAAAATACTTTTTAGAGGGCGTTGAAAAAAACAAAACAGATTATATTGCAGGACATTCAACTGCTACTAAACGATACATAGAAGTAGTGCCTACATCAGATACTGGAGATAGATTATATTATTTTAGTAATAGTAATTCTGATATGGGCATGACAATGATTATAACAAATAATCAATATGGGTTCAATACAGATATATTTTATGATAGGGCTATGTACACATGGAACATGGCAGAATCAGAAAGACGACAATATACTAGATGGCAAAAAACAGAAGATCCACAAGGCGATCTTCCATATTCAGGTTATGCATTAATAAGCGAAGCAGATCATTTTGTACAAAAAGTAACAGATATTCCAAGTTTATACCGTAAGTTAAGTCTTACATCGTATACAGAATGGTCGGCGGCAAACAACTATAATAAGGGCGATAAAGTACGTTATAAAGGTAAATTGTGGGAAGCACAATTAGGAATGACTAGTTATGAAGGTAAAACTTGTGCAGTAAAAGGAGCAGATCAAAGTGGAGATACAATTACTGTAGACGGGTTAACACAATACCCATTAGTAGGTACATTATTAACATGGACAGGTGCTGACGTAGATGGTACTGTTCCTACACAAACACACCATATAGAACAAGTAGAAAATTGGGATTCAGATGCCGGCTCAGCAGATTTAGTTATCTATCCACAGAAAGTAACAAAGTCATCAGATAATGCTTCAATTACAATGACTATGCCTACTCCTGCTTTATGGATAGTAGACGGAACAGGTTATGAAGGTTTTTATTTAGACGAACCTAACTGGTTAGCAGTTGAAGATACCCTTGGTAATTCTAGAATTTGGGTTAACCAGTATGATGATAAAGGCTGGAACATATTACAATTAATGGACTATGATAATACTACATTTACAAGTCAAACATCAACTGGAACATTAGAACCTACAAATGCAATTATAGAAATTTGTAAAGGAGTTGTTACAGGCGACGAAGCACAAATACAAACTAAAGGACATCACAATCTTAAAAAAGGTGATTATGTAGTAATTACAGGTGTTGCAAGTGCTAATACAAATGTAAATGGTATACATAAAGTTATTGGGTTTCCAACCGGATCCAATGGTGATGGTAGTTTAAAATCAACAGATCACTTTTTAATCGACGAATATGCAACTACAAATTCGACAGTAGTTGAAGGTAAAATGTTTGTTTTTAAACCGACAAGATTCCAGACAAATGCACAATTAACAGCCACAACATCAAATCCAGAATACTACTGGAGAGATGGTGCTATTGCATATGTTGATTTTGATGAAACATATAACGGATGGGCAGTTTATAGACATGATAGATTACATGCATTAACTGTATTCTTAAAATATAATGCAGATAATTATCAAGAAGCAGTTAATAAGTGCTACGGCTGGGGACCACTTGCTGATAATACATTAGGACAACCTGTTATTAGATACCAACAGCCAAAAATTGATGAACAAAATATTGATAGAGTTATTTTATATAATGGCGATACAAATAAAAAACTTGCTGAATGTGAATTATATGATCCGTTTAAAGGAGTTATTCCAGGCGAAGCAGATAAAAATATAGACTATAAAAGTTTATGGGATCCTGCTAATTATAGTAACTCAACAGATACAACATATGCAGGTGATGATACAACTCATTGGGCAAGTGAAAACGAAGGGTTAATTTGGTGGAACCTTAATAATGTTGGTTATATTGAATATGAACAATCTACTTTAACTTATAGAAATAATTATTGGGGTAAAGCATTTCCTGCTTCAAGCATTGATATATATGAATGGACTAAGAGTCCTATAGATCCTGAAGCATGGGCAAGTACATCAGAAGGCACAGTTCAAGATGAAATTGAGATAAGCGGAACACCTTATTCTATAACAATTGATGCAAATACACATTACTATTATACAGTAGAAGACGAAATAGATTCAAATGGAAATTTAAAAACTTATTACTATTTTTGGGTAAAGAATAAAACATATGCAATAGATGCTAATAAAACATTAAGTACATTTGATATTTCAAGGTACATTGCTGATCCAACAACAATGGGAGTTAAATGGTGTGCCCCTATTGCTCCTAATGCATTAACAATAGCAAATGTTGAGGAAGTGATTGAGCCTAATACAGTTATACAAGTTAGGTTTAATATTAGTGAAAAGTCTACACATGATGAATGGCAGACTATATACGAAAATGACAGTAGTGAAAAATTACCAGAAAAATATAAAACAAGATTACTAGAAAATTTAATAGGATTTTCTTCAGATTATTCAACTCATTTAATTTGGACTTTGCGAACAGATTATAGTGCATCAGACAAGTATAATAGTGGCGATGTTGTAATGGCTGATGATCAATACTGGGAAGTTTTAATTGATCATATAGGCGGTGATATAGGTACTGCATTATCTGCAAATAAAGTAAAACTATTACAATTAAGTGGCACTAATGGTACATTTAATAAAGGCGATACTGTCTTATATGGCGGTAATTATTATGAATGTACGAGAACACATAACTTAAAAGAAGATCCAGGTTTACCAGGAGCAGGGTCTGCTGGCACAGAAATACCCGAAGGTATTTGGTATCCATGGACCACAATAAATGCAAGCACAAATTATGCAAGTTATGTTGCTCCAGCAACGTCATCATTTTCATTCCAACCTTGGAAGATTGTTTACGATTTAGAAGATACTGATGTTGAAGTAATTACTGCATCCGCTAATACAAATTACAGAAAACGTAATAAACGATTAGAATTACCAGATAAAGCATTACATCCATATGCTAGATATGGTAATCAATTACGACCTAGACAAAGTTGGTTTAAAAATAGACCGGCCGCTAAGAGAGAATTTATTGATGGTGCTAATGTATTACTAAAAGAAATTAATCTAATTGACAATGTTGGTTACTGGAAAATATTAGGTACTGTTGTTCTAGACATGCAAAAAACAACATATACAAAAGGACTACATACATATAATCCAACAACGTACTGGCAGTATATTGACTGGCAAGATTCGTCTGTAACTGTTGAAGGTACTATGCAAATTGTAGACGACGAAGCAACATTATCAGCACTGGATGCTTCTACGTATACATTAAATAGTATCATTGAAGTTAGTAACGATGGCTCAGGTAGAAGAGAATGGTATCAAGTACAAAAAATTGGCGATACACAAAAATTCATACTAGTTAAAAAAGAAAATGCAACAATAGAAATATTAGATGCATTATGGCAAACATCTAATACAGGATATGACAGTGATATATTTGATTTTTATGGATTTGATAATGACTCTGAAGTAGAATTTGAAATTATTGCAAAAGATTTAATACACAAAATATTTTCAAAAGCATATGAATCTAAATTTAACACTATGTTTTTTAATATGTTGCGTTATGTATTACAAGAACAAAATTTTGTTCCTTGGATGCAAAAAACAAGTGAAAGTAAATTTAGACTTGTAAGTAAAGGCGATATACAACCTGGCAGTTATAATGTTGAAAATACACAGAATACAATAGATTACTATAACGAAACAAAACCATATCATTCTAAGTTAGACAAAGAATTATTTGCTAAACATATGTTTGATATGCAAAATGTAACATTAACTGAAATCGATGGTAGAAGTTCTACGTATGGAAATGCTTTAACACATGTTGCAAATATACAACTTGTGCATAGTGAAGTTGATTCATACATATATGAATATACTATGGTAGCAGATTTACATCCAAGTCGTCCGGGCGGAGATTTAG